GGAGAAGAGATCTATGCCTCCTCAAACGGACACCTTGAGATTAATTCTGGCACGACTCTTGATATAACAGCACCTACAGTTGATATTAACGCATCAACAGCGGTTACAATTGATGGTCCTTCTCTTGCTGTCGCTAGTTCAACTTCTCAAAAGCCCTTGGTTGAAATTAAAAATACTACCAATGATGCATACGGGCCCGTTTTACGCTTCGTTAAAGATAAGGGCGCCGCAGGCGCCGCAAACGATGTCGCGGGAATGATCGAATTCTATGCAGATGACGCTGCACAAGATCAGGTTTTATTTAGCCGTATTGCAGGTCAGGTTTCTGTGCACACTAACGGACAGGAAGGCGGCCTATTGGCCCTGCAGGTAGCCTCGCACGATGGAGAGATTAATAATGGACTTGTCCTTGTTGATGGTTCCGCGGAGGACGAAATTGATGTCACAATCGGAAATGGTGCCGATTCTATTACAACTGTTGCTGGTGATTTAGCCGTAACTGGTGCCGATATTGTTGTCGGCTCTGATGGTGACGGTACTGATAGAACAATTACTTTTGGACACTCTACTCTCAAGACCATCATGGGAATCGATGACAGTGCCGACACCTTCATTCTTAATACGGACTCCGCTTTTGATGGCACGGTTGCAGACAACTCATTATCGATTGACGCCAATCACAAGATGATTGTCGGTGGTAGCCTCAGAGCGAAAGGATACATTGTGCCTCACTATGTTCAATACAACACAACGGCCAATTCGGAAAAAGCTCTTCCAATGTACATCGTTAGCGAGGCTGCATCCCCTGGTTCAACCGACTCGGTTCACATAGTTGTTGCGCCCTTTGATGGCATTCTAAAAAGAGCGCTCGTAAGAACATCAGGCGCTCAAAATGGAAATGTTGATATGCGTATTTACAAGGTAGCTGACGGCACCGGCGCGGATGGATTTGCTGATTCCGATGAGGTGGAGTTTGTTCGGGTATCTATGGGCAACGCCGACACCACTAGCGTTTTTAATACAAGTGGTTCGTCACACTTCAGCGCCGGCGAGGCAGTGTCGGTTAGCCTTGATATGAACTCAAACCCTGGTGATGTTAACGTGTCTCTGATTTGGGAATACAATACTTCTGCGCTCTGATAACTATAAACCAATACGTTGTTTAATATATTGGCTTTTTCGTTGTAGAAACACTATTTATTTTGAATTAGTATTTTTTTAGGAGCACCTGTATGTCTAGTTTATTAAAAGAAGCAATCGTGGATGCAAAAGCGTTGCGCGAAGCCGCTTTAAAAAGTGCCGAAACTACGATTGTGGAAAAGTACGCTGATGAAGTTCGCGAAACTTTAGAACATCTTTTGGAACAAGACGATTTAGGAGCGGATTTAGGCCTTGGAGCAGATCCTGCCGCAGATCCAGCCACCGCCACAGCCGCTCCCGCTGCTGGAGCTGTTCCTGGGGCTGAAGGAGCCTTAGAAGGAGAGGCAGAAGAAATTGTAGAAGACGTACCTCTTGCAGCTACAGACAATTTAACCAACAAAGATGGTTCTGGCTTGGGCGATGTTACTGCCGAGGGCGAACCCGTCCAAGTTACTGTTAATTTAGATGCCCTTCAGGAGGCTGTTGCAGTATTAGAAGCAGAACTAGAAGGATCCGAAGAGATAGAGCTTAATGAAGAGGAACTTATGGACCTTCTTTCTGAAGACGGAGAGTTTGATGAAGAGCCGCCCGTGATGGAGCGGGAAAAGCGCGAATCCGAAAAACGCAGAGAGGCCGCCGAAAAACGTAAAAAAGTTGCCAAGGCTGAGAAAGAGGCCGAAGGTAAGGGCAAGAAGGGCTTTATGGAAGAGAATGAGGAACTTGATATTGACTCTCTGTCCGATGCTATCATGGAAAAACTTACCGTTGATATGGGGGCTGAACTATCTGGCTGGACTGGCCGATCCTCAGAGGATATGAAGTGGGAAATGGAAAAAGAATTAGCCCACCGCCGCAGCACAGAAGTGGCCGAAGAATTAAAAGATTTAAAGAAAGCTCAAGAAGAGTTGGTTTTTGAAAATAAACAACTCAAAGAGCAAAACAAACAATATAGGCAGGCAACCAATGAGCTGAAAGAAGGTTTACAAGATGTAAACCTTTCCAATGCTCGCTTGCTTTACACGAACCGAGTATTGAGAAATGCCTCCTTGAATGAGCGACAAAAAGAAAGAATTGTCGAAGCTATTTCACGCGCCGGTTCAGTTATGGAAGCAAGAACAATTTTTGATACGCTTCAAAGCACAGCGCAGTCTACGCCAAGGCGTGGACCACAATCGCTAAGCGAGGCAATTAATCATCGTTCTAGTTCATCTATAATACGTGCTTCCCGCAAGGAGAGCACAAACTCTGATCCTTTCTCTGAAAGGATGAAGAGATTAGCTGGAATAAAATAAACATAAAATCATTATATAAAAGGAGGTGATTAAATTATGGCTGGTATTGTTGAAAGATTAACAGAAGGTATTGTTAATCGCGACATGCGTGCTGAAAGTCACGCATTATTACAGAAATGGCAGCGGACGGGGCTCCTTGAGGGTCTCTCCGACAGCCGCAAACAGGGTTCTATGGCTCGCCTGCTTGAAAATCAAGCAAAAGAGTTACTTCGCGAAGCTAGCACAATGAGTGGTGGAGATGTTGAGGGTTTTGCAGCCGTCGCATTCCCTATCGTTCGACGTGTTTTCGCAGGTTTGATCGCAAACGATCTCGTTAGCGTTCAGCCAATGAGTCTCCCAAGTGGGCTCATTTTCTTCCTGGACTTCACTACATCTACGAATGGTCCAGGTCTCCCCCGTCTTGGTTATCCAGGTTCGGGCTCTTCTGAGCAGTCCCTTTGGGGTGGTGGAGTAGTTGGTTCTCAGCTGACTGGTGGTGTAGATCTTACTGGAGATAACGCCGAAGCTGGTCCCTATGGAATGAATAATGGTTATTCATCGCCCACAGGATCGGTATTCATTGATGGTGGTGCCTTCGTTCTCATCGCTTCTGGTGTTGCAGGACAGGCCCCCGGAACTGAGACTGGTAACATCTCTTGGGATGCCGGTACACAGGCTACAATTGATAGTCTTACCAAGTACGATCCAGATCTCTCTGGTTCTCTTGTTGCTATCGTTGAGATCACAGGATCTAGTGCCCTCGCACAGCTGAACACTCAGAACCTCGTAGGAATTTCGTGGTTCGACTCAGTTGCTGACGATGAGTACGTTGTTGATACTCGGTCTGCCGCACAGCTTGTTCGTCGCTTGACTTCTGTTTCTAGTGGTTCTACCACAACGGATCCAAGCAAAGGCCCCACGGCTTCGAACACTGGTGGTTATAAGATGACCATGGTGTTCACTCAAGCTTCTGGCTCTGTTCAGATGCATGGTGATAACGAAGGTGAAGGCCTCGTTGCTGCGGTTACAGGTGGTGTCGATCACAAGTTTGCTATTCCAATTAACGACAAGTTCAGCACTTCTGCTGCCCTTGGTTCCGTTATTGGTGCTACTGAGTGGGGACTGGAAAATAACCAACTAATTCCCGAGATCGACATCAAGGTCGATTCCATCGCTGTCACGGCGATGACCAAGAAACTCAAGGCTAAGTGGACCCCAGAGTTAGGACAGGATCTTAACGCTTACCACAACCTTGATGCTGAGGTCGAGCTTACGAGCCTTCTCTCTGAGCAGATTGCTCTTGAGATTGATCGTGAGATCATGGAAGATCTTATTCTTGGTGCTACTGCTGGTACTTATTACTGGAGTCGCTCTCCCGGCTTGTTCGTGGAGCGCACAACTGGTAAGGAGATTGGCGCTAGCTCTGCTGCTCCCGACTTTACGGGTACAGTGAGTGAGTGGTATGAGACACTTGTTGAGACAGTCAACGATGTGTCTGCACAGATCCATAGAAAGACTCTTCGTGGTGGTGCTAACTTTGTCGTCTGCGGACCTGAAGTTGCCAACATCCTTGAGTTTACTGCTGGATTCCGTGCAAGTGTCACGGCTGATGATGAGAAGGGCTCCATTGGAGCAGTTCGCGTCGGAAGTCTTTCCAAGAAGTTTGACGTTATCGTGGATCCTTATTTCCTTCGTAACGTTATCCTTGTTGGCCGTCGTGGCTCTTCGTTCCTTGAGAGTGGATATGTATACGCACCTTATGTGCCATTGCAGACCACACCTACCATCTTTGGACCAGAGGACTTCGTGCCCCGTAAGGGCGTGATGACTCGGTACGCCAAGAAGATGGTGCGTCCCGATATGTACGGTCTAGTTATCGTTCAGGGTCTCCTAGGTCAGGCTGGCGCTACTGCTTAAACAGTAATCGCAATATAAATGTAAAGCCTCCGTCTTTGACGGGGGCTTTCGTTTGTCTGAAACTACTTACAGGTGAACGAGAGTTCGTACCAAGTTATTGCGTGCTTAAAAGCACGGCCGCAATTGAGCGGTGACACGATTATAAAAGGAGGGTTTTTAACTATGGGAACAAAGAGAATAGGTCTCGCTAGAATGCAAAAGTTAATCGAGGGGTTAAAAAGAGAGTTAGAGCTTGGTGCAGGAACTGCACTTATTGGTATGAAGAAAAGAGTTACTAACATTACTGCTGCTAAGACATTAACGGAAAGTGATTCCGGTACAGTGTTTACAATTAACGCAGATAGTGGCGCATATGACATTACACTACCAGCTAACGCGTTGGCTGGGTGGTATTGCACATTTATCCTAACTGATGCTCACGGCTCTCAGGATATTGATATTGTTGCAGCTACGGCTGATACAATGCAGGGTGTGCATGTTGATGCTTCTCCAACTGCAATTACCTTAGCAGATAAAATTACATTTGTCGGAGGCACCGCTGTGGTTGGTGATAGAGTTGAAGTTATTAGTGATGGAACAACTTGGCAGTGTATAACACACTCTGGCGCCAATGGTGGAATCACATCTACTGGTTGATAAATAATAATTAATTAGTTATATTATTCTGCCCCACTTCTTTCGGGAAGTGGGGTTTTTTTTGAAAAATAACGATCTGCCAAATTTTTTCCCCGGCAATTTTTTAAGATTTTTGCTTTTTTGTACTAGTTACTACACAAAACAGGAGTTTTTTATGGGTAAGAAAAGAAGATTAAATTCTGCTAAAAGCAAATTTGCCTCCAAGCACTCAAATCATCCAAGAATGACGTTATTGATGAAGCAAGAGACAAAAACACAACACGCAGAGGCAGAAGTACACACAGAGGCAGAAATACACACAGAGGCAGAAACACATACAGAGGTGGAGCCAGTGCAGGAGATATCTCCGATTCCGCCCCCAAGTATATCAAAGACCATAGAGAGGCCGAAAGCGAAGAAAGCCGCGGCACCTCGCAAGAAAACGTCGACTACTAAGAAAAAAAGAACACCAAAAAAGAAAACAACTAGTGCATCTGCGTAAAATAAGCTAATCTTTATAAAACAGCCCCCAGCTTGTCTGGGGGTTTTGTTTTGTCAGAACTAATTACATGAGGAGGACTTTTTATGCCCACAAACATGAATCCGCAGTCTCAAACTAGTGCGATTATATTGCCGGCATCCGGCGCATCCACACCGGCAGCAGGCCAGACTGTTAAAACGGCATGCCCGTTTGGAATATATACCGGATCATTGGACTTTATTACTGGCGCCGCTAATCAAGTTGATTATGTCTATAAAAAGCTTGGTGGAGATGTGGTTGATATTGAATTAACGGTTGACAATGTATATGCAGCGTATGAAGAGGCTGTATTAGAATATTCGTACATCATTAACATGCACCAAGGCAAGAATTCATTGGCCAGTGTCTTAGGGCAGGCCACAGGAACATTTAACCACAATGGTGAGATAAACTCAGAAACAGGGGTCACCAATGGCACAAATGTGCAACTTAGATACCCTAGATTTCAACTGGCTTCTGCAAAAAAAGTTGGAGACGGCTTATCTCAAATTGGAGGTTTGGGGGGCACCATTAGCGAATATTCGGGCTCTTTTTCGCCTTCAGAGGATGTTCAAGATTATGATTTGCAGAAGATAATTGAAGATGCATCATCTTCTGGATCTGATGATGCTGGCCAAGCAGTGGGTTACTCGGGCAAGATTAATGATAATCAAAGGGTTGTTATAACGAAGGTTTACTTCATTTCGCCGCGCGCGATGTGGCGTTTTTATGGTTATTATGGGGGTGTTGGTGTTGTAGGAAATTATTCAACATATGGCCAGTTCGCCGATGACTCTACGTTTGAAATTATACCAACTTGGCAGAATAAGATGCAGGCGATCATGTATGAGGACTCTATCTATACGAGAACCTCACATTATTCTTATGAGCTGATCAATAATAAATTAAGACTTTATCCAACGCCGAGTTATTGGTCAATGCAAGCAGACCGTATTTGGTTCAGGTTTTATGTTGAAAATGCGGCCTGGGAAGAGCCTGATGGCTATCACGATGGAACACTTGGCATTAATAATATGAACACATTACCGTATGAGAACATTCCATACGCGAACATTAACTCAATAGGTAAACAGTGGATTCGAAAATATTCCCTAGCCTTGTGTAAGGAGATGCTGGGGCAAATACGCGGTAAATTTACGACAATGCCGATTCCTGGTGAGAGCGTTACGCTAAATCATGCCGAGTTACTCTCTCAGGCGAAAGAGGAACAAGATCAGCTAAAAACTAGTCTAATAGAGATGTTAGCTTCGACAGAGTATCTTGAATTGTCTAAGAGAGAGAGCGAAATGGTAGAATCAACCGCGACAACATTTAAAAACTCTCCATTACCAATTTTTGTAGGATGATGAAAGATGGCAAATGAATGGGATCGAGCTGAAAATCCACCACCTCCACTGTTTCTTGGCAAAAAAGAACGAGATCTAGTAAAACAGGTAAATGACGAATTAATCGAAAAGGTTATTGGTCAACAGGTTTTATATTATCCCATTGATATGGAAACTACCAATTTTCATGATTTATACGGAGAAGCTATAGAAAAAACGTACCTACCCCCAGTTAGAGTTTATGCTTTAGTAGAGTGGATGCTTGATGAAACGGATTATTTGGAAAGCGCAGGAATAGATCGTATGTGGGAGATCAAGGTCCACTTTCATAGAAGAAGGCTGTCAGAAGATCAAGACTTGTTTGTGCGAGAAGGTGACTTTATTTTGTACAGTAATCATTATTATGAAATAGTTAAATTAGCTGAACCAAAATTATTATTTGGTCAATCTACTAGAGAATTTGAAATTGCAGCAACTTGCAAGAGAGCAAGAAAGGGACTTTTTGATGCTACCTGATAATTTTGATTTTGCGATGTTGCCGGCCGGATCTTCGGACCGCACTTTGAAAGAGCTTGGGATGCTCGCTTCAACAATAGAGACTATTGATTATGCCATGGTTTCATGGCTAAAAGAGGACTTAAAGTTAAGGTCTCGAACAAATGAGGGATTTACGAAAGTTCCTGTTTTGTGGCAGACACCTGAACGCTCATATCAAGTTAAAAATGATCAATCTTTGCGAGATTATTCGGGCGCCCTCAAATTGCCCCTTATAAGCGTTGAAAGAACTGGAATGACAAAAGATCCATCCAAGAAGGGATCCTTCCAGGCGCATTATTATTCAAAAGACAGGAATGGCCGATCGGGAAGATGGGTAATTGCCAAAAGAGTGGTTAAAGATAAAACACGTAATTTTGCCGTCGCGGCGTCGACCCGCGGCCAGTCCGAAACCGGCGGAACAAAACAAAGGCACTATCCGAGAGTTAACAAGAAAGTTGTTATACAGAGCCTATCTGTCCCAATTCCCGTATACGTAAATGTTTCATACAAGATCATGATCAAGACAGAGTACCAGCAGCAAATGAACGAACTTTTACAGCCTTTCATTGCTAGAACGGGACAAATTAATGCCTTTACGATGAAGAGAAACGGCCATCTATATGAGGCATTTATTGATCAGGGGTTTTCACACAGCAACAATGTGAGCAATTTGGGTGAAGATCTCAGGATGTTTACCACTGAGGTGACAATTAATGTTCTGGGATATTTAATTGGAGAGGGAGATAACGACGATCGACCGATTGTCAGGATTGATGAAAACACAGTAGAAGTATCATTTCCGCAAGAAAGAATAGCTCCTGCTGGCTCTCCAAATATTTTTGGTAAAACAATTTAAGTTTAAAATTCTTTTTTATCACTTCCTGAAGTTGCTTTTACCGCCTTTTGAGATTAAAAATACTATTTAATTAATGATTGCACTATCATTTGCGAGATTTTTATAAGAGGAAAGCAATATGTCAGTAAAAAGTTTTAAGTTTGTATCTCCTGGAGTGTTTATTAACGAAATAGACAACTCTTTTATTCCAAAATCCGCTGAAGCCATTGGCCCAGTGGTTATCGGTCGATCCCGTCGCGGATTGGCCATGCAGCCTGTAAAGGTTCAGTCGTATTCAGAGTTTGTTACTATGTTTGGAGATACCGTCCCTGGCGCCGGAAGTGGCGACGTGTGGCGCGATGGCAACTATGTTTCTCCTATGTATGGTACATATGCGGCTAAAGCTTTCTTAAGAGCTAACGTGGCTCCTCTTACATACGTTCGCTTGTTAGGGCAAGAGAATTATACTACTGATGGTTCCAGCGGCGATGCCGGCTGGAAGACTACTAATACTGCAAATGTTGACTTCTTTTCTAATGGTGGCGCCTATGGTATGTGGATCTTCAACTCTGCTAGCAAGACGGACTGTGGACTGGGTAGGCTAGCCGCTGTTTGGTATTTAGATAACGGCACTATTGCTTTGAGCGGCAATGTTAGAGGCGGTCTTAACTTCACCGATGGCGAGGTGGGCCACTCCAGTAATGCAACTGCATCAATGGGCGCTGTTATCGGACAAAGTAGCGATAGCTTGTGGACAGTCGTGGTTAGTGGCTCAGGAGTCGCAGAAGATAAGATTAAGTTTAACTTTGATGATGGATCAGAAAACTATATCCGCAAGAAGTTTAACACTAATCCGCAAGTGGGAAACACAAATGCATCTGATTTCTTTCCTTCTGCAACAGAAAAGGCATACTGGCTTGGTGAGACATTTGAGGCATTTTTGAGAGACGGCGGAGTCGACGGAAAGAGCATGTTGACAGGCTCTCAAGCAGTTATATTGCCCCTTCAAAATTCTTCGGGAGCAGGCCTGCACAACATGAAGCAAGCATCGAGAGAGGCAATTGCCGGCTGGTTCATCGGCCAAGATCTTGGCGCGCCAGCCTCCTATGTGCCGTTTAATAAGCAGAAGTTGTTTCGCCTAAAGGGCCGCGGCCACGGAGAGTGGTTAAACAGAAATGTAAAAGTCTCTATCGAAAAGGTTAGAGAGCCCACCAGTAACACAACTCAATATGGATCATTTTCGATTGTATTAAGAAACATTAATGATACAGATAACAATGTTGTAGTTCTAGAGCGGTTTGATAATCTAAATCTTGATCCCACGTCTGTAAATTTCATAGCTAGGCGGATTGGCGATAAGTATAACAAGTGGGACACAACCAGCAAGCGTCTCAAGCAGTATGGAGAATATGAGAACCAGTCTAACTTTGTATATGTTGAAATGAACGCTGATGTTGAGGCCGGCGCAACAGATGCCGCTCTGCTCCCCTTCGGATATTTCGGACCACCTAAGTTCAGTGATGTTTATGGCCTTGTTAGTGGCGCTTATTCATTAACCGAGGGTTCGACCGGCGATTCAAAGGCAGGCGGCGCAGTAGCAACTACCGCTTATGTTACTGGCGGCGCGCTTGTCTCGTATGGCGCTGGCGGCGAAAAAGATGTTGCCGTCCTGGGCGCCACAAACTGGCTTTCAGGGGGAACCGACTACGAAGGCGCCGGCACAAGTGAGAAGTCGGGCTTTTTAACCGGTTCGTTGCTGTTCCCCGTTGTAAGGCTTCGGAACTCAGCATCTGATGGTGGGATTTCTGATCCTACGAATTCTTATTTTGGAATGCAGACCACCAAACAGAGTGCCTCTCAGGCCGGCCAACCCGGCATTCATGAGGTCAACAGGCTGCTGTATAAGGATTTCCCCGATGATCCAGTTTCGGATGGTTGGCGCAATGCAAACGGTGTAGACGCGTGGTCTTACGTCTTTTCCTTGGATGATCTTGTCAGCGGATCCGATGGATATTATTATCAGTCAGGTTCACGTGTCAAAGAGTCTTCGGCGACGACTGCTTCTATTACTGACTTGTTGGATGATGGGCATGACAGATTTACGGCACCTTTCTGGGGCGGTATGGATGGCTGGAACTTGATGAAACCAGATCCCACCTACAATGCTGGAATGTCTTCCACTTCCACGGAAGTAAACGATTATGCGTATTACACCTGGAAGCGGGCTATCGATACGGTTGCGGATCCTGAATATGTTGACATGAATATGTTGATTACGCCAGGATTAACACTTAAAGAGCTTACGACACATGCTGTCCGAGTTTGCGAAGATAGAGCAGATGCCATGGCTCTCGTTGACCTTCCAGACGTATATATCCCAACGCATGAGTCGTATAAGACCACTAAATCTGCTAGAATTGGCACAACGCCAGTCCAGGCAGCAAAGGCTTTGAGAGAAAGAGATATCGACTCTAGCTATGGCGCTGCCTTCTATCCCTGGGTTCAGACTCGGGACGAGGGCACTGGCCAGATGCTTTGGGTTCCGCCCAGTGTCGCCGTTTTGGGTGTTCTTGCGAGTTCTCAGGCTGCGTCAGAACTTTGGTTCGCGCCGGCCGGGTTTAATCGCGGAGGCCTAACTAACGGAGCTGCTGGAATCGCAGTTACTGGTGTAACTGAAAGATTAACATCTAAGGATCGCGATACTTTATATGAGAGTAACATTAATCCAATCGCCTCTTTCCCCTCTAGCGGAATTGTCCTCTTCGGCCAAAAGACACTTCAGGAGCGTCAAAGCGCTCTTGACAGGATCAATGTGAGAAGATTGGTTATCTATCTCAAGAAGCAGATTTCTGTCCTCTCCACACAGGTACTTTTTGAACAGAATGTTCAGGCTACTTGGAATAGGTTCAAGTCTCTTATTGAGCCATTCTTGGCAAATGTTAAGACACGGTTTGGTATCACGGATTATAGATTAATCCTTGATGAAAGTACAACAACGCCAGATCTTATTGATCAAAACATTATGTACGCCAAGATTATGATTAAGCCTGCTCGGGCTATCGAGTATATTGCCATCGACTTCGTGATTGCATCCACTGGTGCTTCATTCGATGACTAAAAGACGGGGGATTTTCCCCCACCCCACTATTTAATTTAGAACACATATAGGAGTTTCGCAAAATGGCATTCTGGTCAACAAATTTCGGTGAAGATACCGCGCTAAAAGATCCAAAAAGAAAATTTAGATTTACAGTAGAAATACAGGGCATTAATGCTGCCGCCGGCGGAGCAGCAATTTGGTACGCCAAAACTGTCTCCAAACCTTCTTTTCAGATTGCCGCCGCAGAACACAAATATTTAAATCACACATTTTATTATCCTGGCTCGGTGAGCTGGCAGGACGTTTCTTTGACTTTAGTTGACCCAGTTGATCCAGACATGGCTGCCACCCTATCGGAGATGATAGAAGTGGCGGGCTATTCTCCACCCACTGATTCTAATTCTTTAACAAGCATGTCAAAGGCTAAAGCCGCCGGCGCCCTTGGAACCGTAATTATTACTCAGATCGATTCTGATGGTGCCCCCCTGGAAACTTGGACGCTTTGGAACTCCTTTATTACAGAGCTTAAATATGGAGATTTAGAATATGGCGGTGACGATCTAACAGAGGTATCGGTTACCCTTAAGTATGATTGGGCCAGATTAGAGACCCCACAGAGCACATCTTCTGCTGTTGCCGGCGAAGGTGGAAGCTCATTCTTCAATATTTAAAAAGACAAATAAAACGAGAGGTGTATATTGTCAAGAAATAAAGAACGCACAGGCGCAAGTCAGCCTGATGTAAGTCCCCCTGCGGCGCTAACACAACCGCAGTCGCAAAGTAACGATAATGGCTTTTCTTTTGTTGTACCAACGGAATTCGTTGAGCTTCCCTCAAAAGGCTTATTTTATCCGGATGGACACCCTCTTAGAGGGCAGGACAGCATAGAGATTAGACAAATGACTGCAAAAGAAGAGGATCTCCTTACTTCGAAGACATTATTAAAGAAAGGAATCGCAATCGATCGGCTCCTTCAAAGCGTGATTGTAGACAAGAGAATTAATCCTGATAGTCTTTATGTTGGAGATAGAAATGCGCTTTTGATCGCCATAAGGGTTAGCGGCTACGGAAATGATTATCGAACGAAAATTCAGTGCCCGGCATGCGAACTATCTCAGGAAAGCTACTTTGATTTGAACTCGTTTAGCGTTTATAATGGTGGCAATATGTCTGAACTCGATATTGTCAGCAATGATGATGGCACGTTTAACACAATATTGCCGAAAACACAATTAAAGATCACATTTAGGCTTTTATGCGGCAAAGACGAAAAGAATCTTATGCTGGGAATGAAGGCTGATCGTCAACAGAAGATTCATGAGCGCGGAGTCACGCGCCAGTTATCAAATTTCATTGTTTCCGTTAATGATAACAATACTTCTGAAGCGATTAATTATGTTGTCAACAACATACCGTCAATGGATTCTCGCCATTTGAGATTGGCATATAAATTAGCGGCCCCAAATATTGATCTTACACAGGTATTTATTTGCCAGGAGTGCGATCATGAGCAAGACCTGGAGGTTCCGCTTACAGCGGACTTTTTTTGGCCTGACCGATGAATATATGGAGAGCATTTATGAGCAGTTTTTCTTTTTAAAGTATGCTGGCGGCTGGTCTTTTAGCGAGGCATATAACCTGCCCATAGGATTAAGAAAATGGTTTACAAAGCGCCTGATTAAGCAACTAGAGACAGAAAATAAGGCCATAGAGGATGCTCAGCGTGGGAATCGAGGATCCAAGTCGCAAACGCTTTCTGCGCACAATCAGCCGCCCTTACCTCCTCAATTTAGAAAAAAGGCAAAGTAGTAACACCTTGTCTTTTTTTTATATAAACTATTTAATTTAGACTGTTAAAAAGAGGGTTTTTTAATGGCAGCCAGTATTGACGACATTGTAAAAGCAATAGAAAAAGGTTTTGCGCGCGCCGAGGGGGCGTCAAAGTCTGGAAAGAAGACCGCAGGCACCGGCGAATCGGGCGCCCCCGGATCTCCCAAGAAGAAAGGCAAGAAAGATGTCGCCTCCATGGAGGATGAGCTTGCAGTTTTACAACAATACCATGCAAAACTTGAGGGACTGGGAAAGACCGAGATCGGCCGAAATGCGCGCGCTCAGCAGATGGTGCTTATTGCTGAGCAAGAGCTTAAGATCGCCCAAGCGAAACTGAAAGAAAAGAACTCGATGGGCATCGCCGATGCCGAAGCCCTGGCGGCGGCACAAAAAAAGGTAGATCTCGCAGAAGAAAACGTCGAAAAACTGGAAGCCGGCACTGACAAAATTAGAGAGCAGACCGACATGATGCGTTCTTTTGGAAAAGAGGCAGCCAACACCCTTCTTCCTTTCAAGAAAAGTAAATTTTTTAACGTAGCTGCAATGGGCAAGTTTTGGGACGTGATGTCCTCTGGTGCCGCAGCAACTGCTGCAGGGCTTGCGAGCTTTGCTGTTGGAATCCTTGATAATTTTATCGGCGGCATAATGGATGCTATTTTTGCGCTTGATGAAATGGAATCAAGCATGATGAAGGCCACCGGTATGAATCGACAAATGGCCCGACAATTTGCAGATGCATCTGATGATGTATCGCACCTCTGGATAACAACAGAGGAATATGGAAAAGCAGCAGTTGGCTTGTATGGCACTATGACTGATTTTACCATGTTGCTTCCTCAAACACAAAACCAATTGGCCGCAACAACATCTGTGTTGGCAAAATGGGGGGTAAGTGCCCAAGAGGTAGGTAAATCGTTCCAGTTTGCCACAAAGATGATGGGGCGCCTTCCCGAACAAGCCGATCAGGTAGCCTTAGAGATGGCCAGTTTTGCAATGAATGTTGGTGTTCCCGTTGATCAGATGATGAGCGACTTTAATGCTATGGGCCCGCAGATAGCCAAGCTTGGCTCCGAAGCACCGCGAGCCTTTAAAGAAATGGCAAGAGTTGCCAA